CTGGGGTAACTTTAAAGATGGGGGCAAGTCTTAAGGATTATATTAATGAGAAAGGTTCTTGGAAGTTTATGTCTGAGTATGCCGCATTCTTAAATGAACATACTGCATGGTATAGACCAATGTCTCCGGATAAAGTGTTAATGTGGCAACAAAAGATTGAAGTTAGAAAAGGAGATAGAAAAACAGAAGTAGGTTTAAAAGGTACTATGCAAGGTATGTCTTTTGAAAAAGATCCTACAAATGGTGTAGGGGGTCCAGTAAAATACTTCTTTCATGAGGAAGCTGGTATTGCTCCTAAGATGGATTTAACATATGAGTACATGCGTCCAGCTATGGCTTCTGGTTTAATTACTACAGGGATGTTTATTGCTGCAGGATCTGTAGGAGATTTATCTCAATGTGAACCATTAAGAAAAATGATACTATCACCAGGAGATAGTGATGTATATGCTGTTGAAACTAATCTTATAGATTCAAAAGGTACTCATGGTATGTCAGGTTTATTTATTCCTGAGCAGTGGTCAATGCCTCCTTATATAGATGATTATGGTAATTCACTTGTAGAAGAAGCATTAAAAGCTTTAGATGAACAATTTGCAATCTGGAAGAAAGAATTAGATCCTGAAACTTACCAGTTAAGAATATCTCAGAGACCAAGAAACATTGAAGAAGCTTTTGCTCATAGATCAGTATCTGTATTCCCTCCACATCTTGTTGCTGCACAAGCTAGAAGAATAGAAGAAAAAGAATATGCATATGAGTTCTTAGATATTAGTACAGATGAGAATGGTAAACCTACTGTTAAAGCATCTAATAAACAACCTATTAAAGAATTTCCTATTACTAAGAAGACTGAAGATAAAACTGGATGTCTTGTAGTATGGGAAAGACCTATTAAAGATCCTACCTTTGGGCAGTATTATGCTTCTATTGACCCCGTTTCAGAAGGGAAAACAACAACTTCTGAATCACTATGTTCTATTTATATAATGAAAGCTCCGGTAGAAGTTACTAAAGTAACAGGCATTGAGACAGAAACTTATATAGAACCAGATAGAATTGTAGCTACTTGGTGCGGTAGGTTTGATGATCTTAACAAAACACACCAGAGACTGGAATTAATTATAGAGTGGTACAATGCTTGGACACTTATTGAGAATAACATCTCACTATTTATCCAGTATATGATATCCAGAAAGAAACAAAAGTACTTAGTGCCTAAGAGTCAGATCATGTTCTTAAAAGATCTTGGTTCTAATACTAACGTGTTCCAGGAGTATGGTTGGAAAAATACTGGTACATTATTTAAACAACATCTTCTTAATTATGCTATTGAGTATACTAAAGAAGAGTTGGATGTAGAAACTAAAACAGATGGTACAATTGTACGGACAAAGTACGGTATAGAAAGAATACCAGATCCTATGTTATTAGTAGAGATGAGAGAATATGCTCCAGGTGTCAATGTGGATAGATTAGTTTCTTTCTGTGCACTTGTAGCTTTTATGAGAATACAACAAGCAAATAGAGGATATGCAAAAAGAGTTATCATGGATGATGCTGCTAAAAACTTGCAAAAGTCAGAAAATTTGTTTAAATTAAATAGAAGTCCGTTTAGACACATGGGGAGAGGTCAACTTGCAAATGGTCAGAAACATAAAAGATCCCCATTTAAAAACTTAAAGTAAAGGAATATGCAAATCATAAATGCAATGCAAGCCAAGAAGGGGGCTAAAACTGATAATAACAGAATAGCTTCAATTACACAACCATTACAATTTATTCCTAAAAAGGAAAAGGATGAACAATGGGCTGCTTGGAACCTAGACTGGATTGAATGGCAAGGGCTAAAACAAATCCGTAGAAATGCTAGAAGGTTAATGAAGAATTACAAACTAGCAAAAGGTGTTATTGATAAGTCTGACTACATAGTAGAAGACAATAATGAATATAGAGATATTGTTGAAGTACTTACTAAAGAAGATCAGTCTGCATTAGAGTTAAAGTTCTATCCTATTATCCCAAATGTTATTAATGTTCTTGTAGCTGAATTTGCTAAAAGATCAACTAAACTTACTTACCGTGCTGTAGATGAGTTCTCATATAATGAGATGATTGAGCAAAAGAGAAAGATGGTTGAAGAAACTTTACTTTCTGATGCACAAATTAAACTTACGGCAGCTTTAATGGAACAAGGATTAGATCCAGAATCAGAAGAAGCACAACAACAATTAGATCCAGAAAAACTTAAAACTTTACCAGAGATTGAACAATTCTTTAAAAAGGATTATAGATCAATGGTGGAAGAATGGGCAAGTCATCAACATAAAGTAGATGTTGAGAGATTTAAAATGGATGAGCTAGAGGAAAGAGGTTTCCGTGATATGCTTATTACAGATAGAGAGTTCTGGCACTTCCGTATGATGGAAGATGATTATGAAGTAGAACTTTGGAATCCTGCTATTACATTCTATCACAAATCTCCAGATTCAAGATATATCTCTCAGTCTAACTGGGTAGGTAAAACAGATATGATGACAGCATCAGATGTTATTGATAGATATGGTTATATCATGACTGAAGAGCAGTTAGCTGCATTAGAAGCTGTATATCCAATTAGATCTGCAGGATATACAATTGGTGGTATGCAAAATGATGGTTCATTCTATGATGGTACTAGATCACATGAATGGAATACTAATATGCCTTCTTTAGCATACAGACAATATACTTCAGCTATGGCAGGTACTGTTGTAGGACAAGGAGATATTATTAATGAGATCTTAATGGAAGGTGAAGATTACCATGATCAAGGTACAGCTTTCTTATTAAGAGTATCTACAATCTATTGGAAGTCTCAAAGAAAAGTAGGACATCTTACTAGTGTAGCTGAAAACGGTGAAGTTACTAATGAAATAGTTACAGAAGATTACAAGGTTGAGAACAAACCAATCTATGATACTAGACTATTTAAAAATAAAAATAAAGATAATTTATTATATGGTGATCATATTGATTGGATATGGATTAATGAAGTATGGGGTGGTGTAAAAGTTGGACCAAATCTTCCTTCATTCTGGGGTATGAATAACCCTGGTGGATTCTCTCCTATCTATATTGGTATTGATAAGAATCATATTGGCTCATTAAGATTCCAATTTAAAGGAGATGCAACCTTATATGGTTGTAAACTTCCTGTAGAAGGAGCTGTATTCTCTGATAGAAATACTAAGTCCACTGCATTAATAGATTTAATGAAGCCTTTCCAAATTGGATATAACATAGTAAACAATCAGATTGCTGATATATTAGTAGATGAGTTAGGTACTATTATCATGTTAGACCAGAACACACTTCCTAGACACTCTTTAGGAGAAGATTGGGGTAAAGGTAATTTAGCTAAAGCTTATGTAGCAATGAAGGATTTCCAAATGCTTCCTCTTGATACTTCTATTACTAATACAGAGAATGCATTAAACTTTAACCATTTCCAAAAACTAGATCTATCTCAGACAGAAAGATTAATGTCTAGGATTAATATTGCTAATTATTTTAAGCAACAAGCTTATGAGGTAATTGGTGTTAATCCACAAAGAATGGGACAGCAAATTGCACAAATGACTGCTACTGGAGTAGAACAAGCTGCATCATCATCTTATGCTCAAACTGAAGTATTCTTTATACAACACTGTGATTACTTAATGCCAAGAGTGCATCAGATGAGAACAGACTTAGCACAATTTTATCATTCAACAAAACCATCATCAAGACTTACTTATATTACAGGTGCTGATGAAAAAGTTAATTTCCAAATTAATGGTACTGACTTGTTAATGAGAGACTTAAATATTTTCTGTACAACAACTGCAAACCATAGAGCTATTCTTGAACAACTTAAACAAATGGCTTTACAGAACAATACAACAGGAGCTTCTATTTATGATCTTGGTAAAATTGTACAATCAGATTCTATTGCAGAACTTAATACTGTTCTTAAAGCATCTGAACAAAAACAACAACAAGAGAAACAACAAGAACAACAGTCTCAACAACAAATGCAACAAGAACAGTTAGCTTCTCAAGAAAAACAAAAACAAATGATGATTCAAGCTGAAGCAGATAAACAAGCTGCTCAACTTCAGAATAACATTACTGTTGCTGAGATTAGATCTGCTGGATTTGGTGCTGCTGTAGATGTTAACAAGAATGAAATGTCTGATTATCAAGATGCTATGAAAGACATTAGACAATCAGAACAATATCAAGAGCAAACTAATTTACAAAGAGAAAAACAGTCTGCTGAAAATATGAGAAGTTCTCAAAAGATGAGTATTGAACAACAAAAGATACAAGCTCAAAAAGATATAGCTGAGAAACAATTTCAAATAGCTAGAGAGAACAAGAATCAATATGATAAAAAGTCTGATGATAAAAAGAAAAAGTAGTTAGCTATATAGTACAAAAAATTAAATAATGGGTTTTAAATTTCTCAAGTTTAATTTGTATATTGAAGTATAAACAAAAACCAACAAAAAATGAGTGAAGACACACAAGACCTGAATAAACAGGTACAAGATTCTACAACGGTAGATCAAATTGATGTGAACATTGATGAGTTATTTGGTACACCTGGAGCAGAAAGTATAATGCTTCCTGCAGATGGTACAGCAGATGATAAACCAAAGTCAGTTTTTTCTAAAGAGAATATTGACACTACGTTCCTTGACAAGCCTACAACTTCTAAAGAAAAAGAAGAGGCTGCAGATAACAAAGCAGAAGTTGAAGAAACTATTGCTGAACTTGATGGCTTAATTGCACAAGAAGAAGATGCTGGAAATAAAGGCCGTCCTAAAGTGGACAAGTCAGGTCTTTATGAGTTAGCACAAAAAATGATTGAAGAAGGTGCCTTAGTTCCTTTTGATGATGATAAGTCATTAGAAGAATATACAACTAAAGACTTTAGAGAATTGTTTGAGGCTAACTTTGAAGAGAGAGAAAATAAGATTAAGGAGAATGTTCCAAAAGAATTTTTCAATGCTCTTCCAGAAGAACTTCAAATTGCTGCAAAGTATGTTGCAGATGGAGGACAGGATTTAAAAGGATTATTCAGAACTCTTGCCTATGTAGAAGAGATAATCCAATTAGATCCTTCTGATGAGAATGATCAAGCAGAAATTGCAAGACAGTATTTACATACTACTCAATTTGGAAGTTCAGAAGAAATTGAATCTGAAATTCAAGATTGGTTAGACTTAGGAAAACTAGAGCAAAAAGCTAATCAGTTTAAGCCAAAGTTAGATAGAATGCAAGAAGAGATTGTTGCAAGACAACTAGCTGAACAAGAGCAAAAGAAAGAACAACAAGCTAAAGCTGCACAACAGTATACAGATAATGTTTACAATACATTATTAACAGGTGAATTGGGAGGTATTAAACTTGATAAAAAAACTCAGAGTCAATTGTATTCTGGATTAGTTCAACCTAACTACCCTTCAATTTCTGGTAAACCTACAAACATGTTAGGACACTTATTAGAGAAGTATCAGTTTGTAGAACCAAGACATGACTTAATTGCTGAAGCTCTTTGGTTACTTTCAGATCCTGATGGATATAAAGGTAAGGTAAGAGAACAAGGTGGTAAACAAGCTACTGAGAAAGCAGTAAGAATGTTAAAAACGGAAGAAGCTAGAAAAACTTCTAACACTGCTCGTGATGATGAGTATGAAGATAGAAGACCTAGCAGTAAACCACAAAGAACAATACCTAGAAATACAGGTAGTATTTTTAGAAAATTTTAATTAGTAACAAATAAAAACAAATAAATAATGGCAACTCCAGTAATGAACAATGGTATATTCCTCAGAGATACCGCTTACAATGCAAGTTCCCATGTGGATTCATACCACTTGGTAAACATGCTGAAAGATGCTGAGCCTATGGATTTAGGCCCAGTTGATTTATGGGCTATGGCTCAAAAAGTTGAAATGCCACTTTACCAAATGTCTAGTTTTGGTGGTAAAAATGTAATCAATGTAGATAATGCTCGTGGAGAGTACAAATGGCAAACTCCGGTTTCTATTGACCTTCCATACATTGTTGAGGACATTGAACCAGCAAATGACTTTAAAGGTGTAGATGGTACTACATTCCGTATCAAATTAAACAGACGTGAGTTTGGACATGGTGATATCATCACTTATGACAAATATAACGGTGTTGAGATGTACATTACAGCTGAAGATATCTTACCTTTAGGTGATGGATATATCTACACTGTACAGTTAGTTAACAATGACAACTTCAAATACATTGACAACAAATACTTGTCTAATGGTACTAAAGTATTCCGTAAAGGTTCTGCGCGTGGAGAGTATGGAGAAAGATTCTCTGATATCCAAACAAGAACTGGATTCCGTGAATTCTACAACTATGTTGGTGGTGCTGAAGCTCACGTTCACTATTCTATTTCTAGCCGTGCAGATTTAATGATCAAAGGTGGAATGAATGCAGATGGTACAGTTCCTGTAACTGAAATCTGGCGTACATTTGACAAGAACATTGATCCTTCTGTAGCTTCTTTGGAAGATATGGTTAAAGTAATGGGTAAAGATAAAGTTAAGAAAGCATTTGATAATGGTGACTTATCTAGAACTTTCCTTACTGGAATGGAAGCAGCTCACTTGTCTAAAATTGCATCAGATATTGAGACTTACT